GTCCTGCTTGGCCGTCACATCGGTCACCTTACCCAGTCTTTGGAGCAGTCTGGTTCGTATGTCCGAGCTCTTATGTACGATCACACTCTCCTTGCGTTCTAGGAAAGCTCCGACTTCGAATAGGTTACCGATTAACTGCAAGGCCTTCATGCGTTGTGCAGGGGGAAAGTCCTCATCAAGTGAGTGCTGGACAAGCTGTTGTACCAGTAAGGCCTTCAGCTGTACAGGGGTTCGATGTTTCTCTGCCTCTAAAGCCAGTTGATAGGCTTGGACTTCCCTCTGGATTCTCTCGTCCCTTGCAAGCTCATATGGCTTACAGGCCATAGTCCTCTTAGATGCATCCCTCTTGTAGCTCTTCCTATATGCCTCTGCCTTTGTCTCACCTAATGCGATGGCGTGAGCAAATGCCTTTTGCTTGCTTGTGAGCTTGGGTTTCTTTCCCTCTCCACTACTTAGTAGAGTCTCTATCGGAATGGTATCCAGTCCATCCTTGATCTGCGCGCGAGTTAGTTTTTGTGGCATGGTGTTTTCATGGGTATGAAATAAGAATCCCGAACATAGCAGACCTTACTGGCCTTTGCAAACCAACACGGCCTATGAGCTCCATCACCGCATCCAGTCCCTTCAGACTGATAACCCAAGGACGATTGACCCGCGAGCTCCGTCACGCGATGTTTGTCCAGCACCTAAAAATAATTTAAAAAAACATGAATAAAACACTTGACAATGCAGCACATGACATAATGTAATAGCGATTCATGTGTTAGTTTATTAAGGAGTTTAGTTATGAAGATAGACCAGTCAGACCTGCAGACCCTACTAGAGATTGCTCGCATTGCCCTCTCAGATGGACACGCAAGCTACCTTGTCTCTATTGAGCTCGACCTCTCTGATAAGGAGCTCGACCGCCTCTATTCAGTCATTGAAGGAGTAATGGGATGAAGCCTCTCTACCTCATTGCTTGCAGTAACAAGAAGCTAGACCGCCCTGCAAAGGGACGCGACCTCTATCAAGGACAAGCCTTCAAATTTGCTATGCGAGCCGCACAACGCGCTGAAGCTGATGTGATCATCCTCTCTGCTCTTCATGGTGTTGTTCTCCCTCACGCTGAATACGCGCCCTATGACAAAGCCCTCTGCAACATGAGCAAGGCCGAACGCGCCACTTGGTCAGAGATCGTTGAAGCCCAGTTAAAGATGCTCGGTGCATACGACCGCGAGATCACAGTCCTTGCAGGAGCTGACTACGCGAGTGCCGTTAAAGGTTTCCCCAATGTTCGTCTCCCTCTCAAGGGTCAGGGAATCGGACAGCAATTACAGACCCTCAAACACTTAGGAGAGTAAGCAATGTCAAAACTGATTGCAATGAAAAGAAGATACGAAGTTTGGGCTAAGTGGGACAAGTCTGCCCAAGTTTACGAGCTCTTCACCGAGTCCGAGTGTGAGTCCTATATCGGTTGTGCCGATAACCTCGCTGACGCTGAAACCTTTGCCCTTGACTGGATTAACGAAAGAGTATCAGCATGATCACCATAACCATTGATACCGATAACTCAGCGTTCTATGACGTCCCTCATGAAGTCGCTGACCTACTGGAGAGAGTAGCCCAGTATTACAGGCTTAACCAAATCCTTCCCGACACCGCCCGCGATTCCAATGGCAACACAGTCTGCCACATCACACAGGACGACCTATGACAAACCTCGAACAAAAATACATCGAAGCCCAGTTGATCAAGGCCATCCCTCTGCCCCCGCAGGATTGTGGACAGATCAAGATCAAACTGTACTCCGAGCTCGGCCAGTCGAACTGGCTGAACATTTCACCCTCAACCCTCAAGAAAATTGAACTGGCCTTATTGGAGGACGCATGAAATATTACCGCCACACAATGACCCTGCGCGAGGAGCTCACGCGCAAACAAAGACTACAAAGAGTGCAAGCAGGATACGAATTCATGCTTGTCATGTTTGTAGTGCTCGCAGTCTGCTTTATCAGCGTTATGGTGCTCTCATGACCGAAGCCCAGTTTGTCAAGACCGAACACGAATTGATTGAACTGGGCTATCGCTATGAGCGAGCCCCAGTCCAAAAGTCTATTGCCATTCATCAGACCTTCAGCAATCTACTTCAGCAATACCCCATTTACCGCGACCACTTCAAATACTTGTTTGAGCAAGGCCGCAAAGAAGCAAGGATAAGCAAATGATTCGTCTATTCGTTCTATGCAATAACGCAGTCGAGGGAAGCCATTGGCATTGTGCGAGTACCGCCAAGACCCTTGCACAAGCCATTCAGAAACTCGACCCAATATGGAAAGAACGCGCCCGAATGATGGTCTATGACCGAGGAGTCGCTACCCCAACTAAACACCTTATCAACACAGGAGAAAAGCCATGAACAAGACCCCACACGAAATTGTCCACAAGGAGTCAGGACGCATCATTGGCACTTACCCCACATGGGACAAAGCATTTGAAGCCTATGGCCAACTCGGCTATGAGCAGACTGATCATGCTATCGGTGAAGTTGATACACCTTATCTTGAACGAATCAGACAAGCAGACGAAGACTATCGTAAGTCGCGCGAACGATTCGAAGCCATGCGGATTAACAGGGGTGAGCCCCCGCACGAAATTGACGAAGCTAGGTTTTGGGATTTGCTCACAGTCCTTATGCCAGCTGACTGGACGCAGAAAAAAGACACCGAGTCATTCAGACTGATTGAGTGCCAAACAGAAGACCTCTACACATGGTGCGCCCGAATCGGTGATCGCTACTTTGAAATGATCTGCCCAAAGAAAACCACACACGCAAAAATTATCAAACTTGTTAAGGAGAAATTATGAAAGTATTTGAACTAATCGAAAGCCTACAAAAGCTGCCCCCACACTTGGATGTATTGATATGGGACGCAGGGAATAGGTCGGGCATTGCAATGGTGGATGACGCATTCATCCATGACGAGCAATACCCATTCGTTGAACTCAACACAGATACGGACGATGAAAAAATTACATTCATAGTTCGCAATCACAACGGCACCGAATTAGGCCAATTTGACACAAGGGACAAGGCAGTCGAAGAGGCCAAGTTTTACCGCGAGCAAACAGGAAACACCACATACATCGAGGAGCAATCAGCATGATCGAATCTAAACACCGCAACACATTTGATCAAGACAATCATGTTATTGATATTGGCAAAGGGCAGGAATATGGTTGTGTCCGAGTGACAGTAGCGAACAACGAATTCATAGTTACTGTTCACGACCAGTTTGCACGCGAGATCAAACGCGATATTTACCCCATCAAACGCAATTTGACTGTAGAAGAAATTGCCTTTATGGACGCATACCAAAGCAATGTTAGCGGTGCACCGCCTCATGCAGTTGAAGCATTCTTACGCGCTGAAAGTCATGACCAATTCTGCGAAGAATATGGACTGGAATACTACTCAGGACTGGCAGACGCTAGAGGGGTCTGGCAGGACGCATTGTCATTCGCCAAAGACCCTGCCTATTTCGCAAAGTAACTCCTGAAGCCCTGCGAGTCAGGGTTTTGGGCGGGATTTTCCGCACATTCGTCCTTTAACTTAACTGGAGAAACAAAATGCCAAATTGGTGTGCCAACTCATTGAAACTTGTTGCTACTACTGCTGAGTCCGAGAAGAAACTCGCAGAGATCGTGCAGGAGCTCGCGCGAGCAAAAGCGGCTGGAGAGAGTGCAGAAATTTTTAAACTGATCAAACCCATTCCCGAAGCTCTGATGATTACATCAGGATGGTTAGGCAAGGATACCCCCGAGCAGGCCGCCCTTGAGCTCGCACAGGCAGCGAACCTCAAAGCATATGGATACAAAGACTGGTATTCATTCTGCACAGGTGAATGGGGCACTAAGTGGGACGCTAAAACCGCAGAAGAGGATGTACCCTACATACTCGCAGACAACCAAGTGACCATCTTCTTTGATACCGCATGGGCACCGCCAATGCAGATTTACTATGCCCTTGAGGACATGGGATTCAAGGTCGAAGCCACTTACATCGAGCAGGGTGTTGGCTATATCGGTTTCTACACAGACGGGGTCGATACTTGCGAAAAGATGGAACAGTTCTACACCGCAGATGTAGAAACAGACGAAGACGATTTTCCAGTCATTGATCACAAGGTTGACCAGTACTTTGAACGCAATGGTTTCGACCATATGCCCACTAACTTTGGCGGCTGACATTAACAGGTGTTAATGTGAAACTGACGGGAAACTTACAAATGCAACACGAACACGAAGCCTATTCATGGTGGGAATACGATGGTCAGGGCATTCCCCTTGCCCGAGTCTGCGACAAGTGCGTAGATGACGTTCTCGCCAAATACAACCCCGTAGTGCTCGGCCACTACACCCAGTCAGATGTTGACGAACCAATTAACGAGGAATGAAATGAAAGTAACTATTGAATTTGAATTGCCCGAGGGTCAGGAGATACCAAGGGTCGAGGATATTCTGACCCTGACCAGTCCTGACTGGTACACAGAAAGATGGCACATTGACGATGTGAAGATGGGACGCAATATCACAGACGATCAAGCCCGCGATGTGCTAGAGCTCATGTACAAACACCATGACTGCAACATTGGCACAAATTGGGAATTTATTGAGGCAATGATTGATATTGTTGTTCCTGATTGGACTTTTGAAGGTGAAGAAGCATGATCTTGGATACACCCGACCAAATCCAAATGGCGCGTATGTTGACCCTGCGTAAAGGACTGCAACTTGAGATCAAGGGAATGCGTCATTCGGGCAGGAGCTGCTACTCCATTATTAAAAAAGAATTCGACCTGACTGGGACACGCGCCCAAGTGCTAGAGAAATTTGAACAACTTATCCCAAACCTCAAGGAGATCACAAATGGAAGTCGTTGAACTACAAATATTCCAGTTTCATGAGCTGGACGAGCAAGCCAAAAGAAATGCGCGTGACTGGTTTAGATCAAACTCGGATTTCCCTTGGTTTGATGAATACAAAGACTGCGTCAAAGCCTTCTGCGATCACTTCAATGTAACCCTGCGAGACTGGTGTCTAGGTGATAGACAAGGGTATGTCAAGACAGACGCAGAACAACGACACTTCAGAGGGGTCAAACTCTCTGAGCAGGACAGGGACGCTATGCCCACAGGCTTGTGGATTGACTACGAGCTCTTTGCCCACTTCTATGACCAATTCAAACGCACAGGGGATGCCAAGGCCGCCTTTGACGATGCCCTACATAACTTTGTTATTGCAGTCGCAAACGATGTGGAGCATTACCATTCTGACGAATCCATTGATGAAACTATGGAAGCAAACGAATGGTCATTCACAGAAGATGGTAAGTTTTACCCCCTTTGGAGAAAATCATGACCAACCTTGAATCAAAAGCAAACGAAGCCTTCTACGCATGGGAAGAAGCCACAAAGACCACCACCCTTTCCGATTCGAGTCGGGAAATGTGGGTACTGGGTTATACGCAGGCCATCAGAGAACGCATGACCAACTACGAAAGGGCAGTTGATATCTACGAAAAGCATGGCCAGTCAGGAGTCATTCGTGCCGCCATTTTTGGTGAGATTCACGCAGATGACTGGAGAATATGCTCCCCATGCGATTCTGAAACACCGCACGAGGAGCATACTTGCCTAGTTTGTGGGACAGAGGATTAAAGAAACACACGCAGGGAGTCGGAGACTGCTGCCGTCCCGATTCTCTGCTCAGTATCGTTAAAGTCCTCACCAGCCTCGCCTAACCAATAGTGCGGGGCTATTTTTTTGGCAGTCGCTATCCCCATCGGGTCATTGTCTGCGATCACCAACGGGTTACGCAGATTCTTAGCGACCTCAAGCATATTCCCTGCTGAGAAACACACATGGATGGTGTATCTTTCCCGAAGATGTTTCATTGCCCTTCTCACCGACATTCCAGTCGCAAACCCCTCAACCAAGATGTTCCTGCCCTTGTTGTCAATCACCAGGGATGCACCTTTTGTGCGCTGACCCGAGAGAAATCGTTTTGTGCCATCCTGAGAGATCAGTTGACAGCCAACTAAATTACCTAAAACCCGCATGGGCAAAACCAACAGATCATTCCAGATCAATCCCTTGTCCACGAAACCCTTGCGAATTAGGTAGGGGTGTTGATCTTTAACAGAGTTATTCACAATGTATGCCGCCCTTTGTGCCGCCTTTTTCTGACGCTGTTCGTGCTCTTGTTTGGCAGCCAACATTTTCTTGTGTGCGTTCGGGTCAGGAACAAACGGCTCTTCAGATTTGAAAAGGATGTGCTTGTCGTGTACTGCGAAATTGATAAGGGCACCTTTGTGGCCATCGAAAATGTACGCGCCATTCTGTTTTCTTGGATGGTCTTCAGTCCCGACTCTCACCCAACGATCAAGGACTAAGTCTTTAATGAGCAGACCATGAGCTCTTGCAAACTCTTGAAAGCTCATCTGTTAGCCTTTGATTTTGCCCACGCAATGTTGCGCGACTTGATCCATGAGCTGGTCTTTGAGCTCGTTGCCAACGGGTTTGTATGAAGCCCCCTCGGATATGCCCCATACCTTTCCTTGTACTTGTGAGCTGCCCAGCCATCCTTGTATCCACGCATACGAGAGAAGTAAATCAGCTCAGAATAGAACTTCTGATTCTCAGTTAACAGCTCGCGTTTGGTTGTCTCTAACTCTGTTAATTCGCCCGGCACATTCAAGACTTGCTTCATGGCCTTTTCAAAGCCACATTCACCACAAATTCGGTCAGGCCAGACCCATAAAGCACCACAAGCAGGGCACTTTGAGTCCTTCTTTTCCTTCTCTGGCGGCTCTTTCTTCGCTGTTTCTGCCCCGTTTGTGAGCTCTGTCACGCCTTCCTCAAACAAAGTGTCCCATTCTTTTCGGAATCTCAAGTAGTTTCCTGAGTGATCAAGCCACAAACCAAAGTCTTTACCATCGTAAGGACGCATAATCCGCCCCATTTGCTGTACATGACTGCTAAACGACTTGGAAAACGGCCTCGCAGACACCCCTATCATCACATCAGGAACGTCAAAACCTCTAGTCAGTATGTCAGTAGCCACCAGACCATTGATTAGCGTATCTGGGCGCGCAAAATCCTCGATTGTTTGGGCTTTGAACTCATCATCTTCCAAGTAACTGATAGAAACAAATTTATATCCGGCCTCTCCAAACTGCCTGACTAAGTCCCTGCCGTGCTCAACTCCCGAGCAAAACACAACAGTCTTCCTTGGCTTGCCAAACACTTGCATGGTCTTGTTGATCCATTCTTGAACAATGTCACCCGTGATCTTCATGCCTCGGTGTGATACCTCATCAGCCGACCATTCGCCAGCAACTAACTTAGCCCCTGTCATGTCAATCTCTTTGGCGATAAAGATCTTTAACGGTGTTAACCACTTGTCCTCGATCAGCTCACCAGTAGGTTTTGCGCCAACCACATTCGTATACACATCCCCAAGGCCATTCGTAAAGGGAGTGGCGGTCAGGCCAATCACTTTCATCTCAGGGCGGTCTTTGATGAACTGGACGATCTGCTTACGCTGAACGTGGCACTCGTCAATGATCAGCATCGAGACTTCGGGAAAGTTTTCTCGCTTTTCTAAAGTCTGTGCGCTGCAAACCTGAATCTTCTCGTAAGGACGATAACGCCAATGGTCTGCCTGCATCACCCCATGAGGGATTTTGTAGTTCCCAAGGCGCGTACTGGTCTGGTTGACCAACACAATCCTATCCAAGATCATGGCCACGTTCTTGGATTGTTTGGCTTGTTCGAGCATGATGGCCATGGCCACCTCAGTTTTCCCAAAGCCAGTTGGAGCATATAACAACTGGCTTCTGTGGCCATCTAGAAACCCTTGGGCGAGCTTCTCCACAACTTCCGCTTGGTGCGGTCTTAATTCGAGCATTTGATTCTCCTGCTGGGATACCGCCCAGCTTCGGGTTTAAGCCTTTTCTGCCTTCTCAGCACGTTTCTTCCAGTAGTTGACTTGCTTGATCATCTCAGCATTCTTACTCTGAAACTCATTACGGGACTGGGTCATTGTTCTGAGTTGGAACTCCAGGTCTTTGACTTGCTCGCGCAGCTCTTCAATCGTTTGCTTAACTTCCTCACGGGCTTTCTCTGAGACTGGCAATGACTTGACTGCCAACATATCCTTGAGCTTTGCGTTCTCCTCTGCCAACGCTGTGTGCTCGATGGCCATCTCTTGGAGCTTGTCCTCCTCGGTGTACTCAGGCTCTGGAGGGGGAGCTACTGGCCGGCCAGCCTTGGATACGTCCATCTTGCGGCCATTCTTGTCCACGCGAGTGGCCTTCTCAAGACCTAAAGCCTTACGAACACGGCCTACAGTCATTGACGATACATCGCAGATGATTGCAATCTCTGTGTCTGTCTTCTCTCCGAGCTCAATATCCTCAAGGGCGAGCTGGACAACGTAACGGCGCTCATCTGGTGAACGTGGCTTACCATGCTTACCATTGGCCTTTAAACAAGCCAAGAAGGCATCGCGCTTGGTGCCTTGATTGATGTTGGCCTCGATCTCTGTGAACCCTGCGCGCTTGTGTGCATGGAATCTGTGGAAGCCATCACTAGGCCAGTAAGACTTACCGTCAAACCACAAATCAATCGGGGGGAACTTGTCTTTGCCTTCGAGCAAGATCTCTGTGTAATGCTGAACCATTGGCTCATCAATCTCTTTGCGGGGCTGGGTGCCACCGTCTAAACGAATCTTCTGTAGTTGAACTTTCATTGCTTTCCTTTGTTTGGTGTTCTTCTTGATGCTCTGCCAGCCCAGCAGGCCGCGCAATGCCACTTTGTGTGGCTTAACTGGATACCACCCTCTGGCGGCTTCATTTCATTACAACTGGTGCACTCCTTATGTTGATGTACCGGCTGCTTACTGCCGATTGATAGTTGTTGTTTTGCAAATCCATTCACTTCTTCATACTCCTTATGTAAACGGTGAAACTGTCTATTGTGTCCTGACCAAAGACGGTCATCTTCTGAATCTCTAAGGCCACTTCCTCTAGCACTTGGTTGCGCTGAGAGGGTGATACATATATCTCGTTCTCTAATTGGGTTTCAACCATCTGACGTTTGCGCCAGACCAGCGCCTTCTCCCATATGCTTAAATCCAACTTGGACATGGAATTCCTTTCATTTCTGGAAATGCTTTATCTACGATTGCTTGAATTCTCTGGCGAATAATTCGCTTCTCTTCTGCCGCCCTGATGATGGGCATCACAATCCATCTGTACTGGTTGTTGGCCTTGATCTTAGCCATGATCCGGCGGCGGTTAGCCCTAACCTTCATAATTCTTCTCCTTCAGCTTGGCTTCGATGGCTTCGGCATAAACTTTAAATGTTGGAGGCATTTTGTACTGGCTCATTAACAAGCTGACCGCAGTAGCAGCATCAACGGCCTTTAAGCACTCAAGCATCTCATCGGCTGTCAGCCCTAACCATGTGCGCTGTGGTGGGGTGGTGTAGAGTGGTTGGTTGTGAACACTGTCTTTCATGATTGGTTTAGTCACATACACCCAATCGCTACCTGTCCCTTGTGGGAACTTTGAAACCCATGCTCTCCACGCCACAGGCTCATCCTTCTCTTCTTGCTTTGGATACAAAGGCCACACCTGACCAAGCGGTGTAAACAAAGGGCAGTCTTGATCTGTACTTACCATACCATTGCTTGGGTCGTACCATGCTATTGGTTTATCCATGATTCTTTTCCTTGAGTTTGGCTTCTATGGCTCGGAGAAGTTTCCCTGCTCCTGCTCCCACAGGCCATAATGCGCTTACAAAATCTTCAATTTCCTGATCTGTCAGACCCACCCAAGGGCGAACGTAGTCCTGAATGTCATCGTCATCCATACGCTTTTCAAAGTGATACGGCTGACCCTTCTTCCTCTCGATCTCACGCTCTAAGCGCTCGAACTCGTCATCTTCATCGGTGTGAATCATGCTTCCTCCTGTAGTGATATTGGAATGTAAAAACAAGCTTTGCTCTTGCTGTCCTGCACATTAACAACGCCGTTACCGCGCGTCTGCTCTGGGTGATCTAACCAGCGCTTGCAGTTCTCGCACTTGTCGCTCGGACTGACTGGCTTGCACCTTGTGTATTCATAAGACAGAGGAGTCATCATTCCTCTCCTTTAGCATAGCGTCTGCCATAGAGTAGGCATCCATTGCAAGTCCATCCATCCATCCATTTGGATCAGTTAAATCCAAATCTTTTGCTAAGAAGGTGGTCATAAGAGCTTGCATAGCCTTGGCAGCAAAGTAATCCCTAAGATCCATGCCGCCTTCACCGCCTACAGCTGTGACACGCGCTTCATCGTTAATGCTGAATGTGGGTGTTGGAAATGCTTTCATGATTTCCCTCTTGTCTGAATGGCGTCATACGACTCCTCCAATACCATCAAATGTTTCGGTTGGTACCAGCTACAAATCTTTTCTTTTTCTTTAAACGTCAACAGCTCAACTTCAACTGGCGGATATTTTGGGTCGGTGTTGTACTTGATGCGTGTGATAACGCCAAACAAATCTTTGGGTAGCGGTCCGAATGAATCGTGGATGTAAACCAAGTCTCCAACTTTCATGCTTGTCCCCTTGCTTGGATTACCCAAGCGCATTGGCATCTGCTATCCGTCAACTCAATACACGCCTCACGCTCATGCTTTGCTACTAGCTTGGCAAAGTGTTCAATTCTTTCAATGTAGACAATCTCACTCCCTGATTCCCAGTAGTGCGGCAGTTTGGCTTCAATCGCCATCTCAATGATTTCATCTTGTGTCATCGCTTCTCCTTAATTTAAAGGCACTAGCCAATTTAAAATGCTTGCGGCAACAACACAGCCAGCAAGCCCTAATAAAAAAGCAAAAATATACTCAAACCAGTCGTTCATGATTGTCCCCTTGCTCGGATGGCGTTAGCAATTCCAACTGCTGTACCATTTTGTACAGGACTAGAAGTCAAACTAATGTGCATTGCGTAGCGTTGCTTTTCAGCAATCTCAGCACACGCCTCACGCTCATGCTGTGCTACTAGCTTGGCAAAGCGTTCCATTACATCCACCACAGTCAAAGTTGGCGGCTCAGTAACAAAACCAATCGGGGTGACAATGGCTCCAGAATTCCGCAACATCTCAATGATTTCATCTTGTGTCATACGCGACTCCAGACTACAACAATCCCAACAATAACTACCAGTATCGCAATGACAACAACAGGCCAAAATGGCTCTTTGCCATATGGTCCACTGATGGGATCGCTGTCACAGTTAAACGCTTCATGCATCGTGCGTGGAAAACGCTTTGTCGTATCGTTCATACCTACCTCCTGTGTTAAGAATATAACTCATGAATCAATCACAAGTCAACTGTTATGTTACCAACTAAAAGCCCTCTTACCCGTTGACCCTCCCTCCCCCACTGGGAGGCTAAAGGACCAACGTCTCTTTATCAAGGAGCTATGCCCAGTTGTTAAGTGAGCTACCGGCCAGCCAAGCCGCCCTCCCCTGAGATCCCGATAAGGTCAGTTTTCACCGGCCTTAACGATCAACTCCCAGCGTACTAGGGTATGTGTCTTTACGACAGCCTTGTTTATTCCGTTCGATTACTCTACTAGGAGGTGCGGGTCACACCGAGTTTGGCCTTTACAGTCTTCCCTTTGCTTCCGCCATGGGGGTCTGGTCTGGTTGTGGTCACAGGGAGATTTCTGCCCTGCGTGGTTGACGCAGCCTTACGGCTACTGTGCGAGGGTGAGACTGGGACTGCTCACATGAAGCAGTGTATTCAAAACTTACATTTCGCTCTTTAGGAGATATGCCGGCGCTAACCCGACACACAATCCCAGTCTCAAAACAGAAAAGGCCACTTAAGGCTACATTCCGGTTGCGACCTTGCCTAATATCTCTCCCACGAAAGCATTAG